TCTTGGTACAGAGTGGGGCAGGGAGATGATGATTGAAGACATCTGGATTGACAGTTGGCATCGCAGAGTGTTATCCAGATTTGACAGGAAGATCCCTTTGTCTGTTGAAGATTGTAGGTTCCCGAATGAAGCAAAGAAGGTGCGTGAGCTAGGTGGCGAGATCTGGCTGGTTACTCGCAAGCAGTGTGAAACTTTGCCGGGGAACCACATGTCAGAGACGCAGATGGATGGAGTCAAGCCGAAGATTTTTTTAAAAAATAATGGTGATTTCCAGCAACTCAGATCCACCATCGAGGGTATTATGGATGAATACGACCAAGAAGAAGCCAGTTGAAGTTTACACAAGTGAGCGTTTGGCAGAAGTCGAGGCTGAGATGTTAGCGCATAAGAAGGAGTATCATCGTTTGCATAGTATTTGGACGCACGAGAAAGGGCTCTTAAGGAGAGCTAAGAATGAACGCAGTGAGTCAACGTAAAGAAACAATAAGGGAGTTAAACCATATCCGTGACAGAAGAGAGGAAAATGAACTCACGATCACGCAGGCGCAGTTCCAAGCAAAGATGGAGTTGCTCTCTTTTATTACAGTATATTTCCCAGACGTTGCGGAAGCTTTTTATGAAGCAGACGATTCCCTCTAAGATAGTATTGCAGAACGAAGAGATCCTTCTGCATATGCTCAGCTCGTTAGTGCATGAGCAGAAAAATTCTCTGGATACTATAGTGGAGATATCCAAAATACAAGGAGACATGGCTGTATCACTAAGGGATGTATCAAATGCTCTTCAAGAGATTGCTTGGAAGTTACCCCATATTGATGGTAATGAGATTAATTAGGGTAATAGACTACGAAATCCAAATCCTAAAATTTCTATGGACTCACAATTGGAAGCAGACATTCTTCCGCAGAATTCGGAAAAGTTTTGCAGTAAATGTAAGACGCTGGTTCCGTTAGGATTTTATCATAAACAACATAAAACTTTAGACGGACTAGCGTATTGGTGTAAAGATTGCGTCCAAGTCTACGCTAGGCAGAGGTACCAAGACCACAAAAAGATGGCAAACAGAAGAGGCCTATGTAATACATATGGCTGTAAGACGAAAGCGTTTATGGGTGGACGCTTATGTGCTAAGCACTTTTATAAAAACACATCCGCAAACAGGTTGGGGCATGCTGGCTTTGCTAAAGACTTAGAAGTTCTAGCAGAGAAGCAGAACTATATTTGTAACATAACTGGTGACAGGTTGGTTCCAACGGTGAACATGTCATTGGATCATATCAAGCCGGTTAGTAAACACCCGGAATTTAAGGGAGATGTTAATAATGTCCAATGGGTAACCAAGTGGGCTAATGCTGCTAAATGGGACTTATCTATAAATGAACTCATCGAACAGTGCGAGAAGGTCGTTGCGCAAGCCAATAAACATAAAGGTTAAACGTGTTGTTCACCGCAGAGGGGAAGCATATTTTTACATAGTGTGGGACTTCTATATAGCTGGACGTAAACATCCACAGGGGTCTAACTTTCCATTTAGCATGTCGTGATATAACGCATGAAACTTCGTAGGCTGAAAAAGGGTAATCCTTATTACGTAGAGTGGGACGACACCATGATACGTAACGATTGGGCTGATAACGACACCAAGGATTTCTTGGAAGACTCCCCATCTACAGAGTTCATGGGGTGGTATGACGGCATGAACAAAAAAGCCTACGTTTTTATTATGCATCGTGACGTTCCACCGGGGAAAATAGTTGGGGAGCGTATCAAAATACCCAAGGCTATGTTGGTTTCGGCTAAAAGCATATGTTATTCTTGTGTTTGTCCTAATACACCAAAGAATTGTCCGAAAGCATGAATCCTTTTGGAACCTAATGCGTCTAATAAGGTAACGTTACATCTATGTCTATATCTCTTGAGAAGTTGTACGCTAAGATCAAGCAACTAATGGGTGACTACTTGAATGGTAGTATCACTATCCACTTCTCCGAAGGTAACATAATGAAGGTAGAGATTAAGGAAGTTACTAGAAATTTATAACTAGTTATAAAAGCTATTATCACTAGTTCCAAAAGCTATTGTAACTAGTTCCAAATACCTATCTAACAAATAGACGGTCATTACGCACTGAGTATTCGGGGCGCATTGACCGTTTTTTTATTGGGGCAATGAGTTCATGCGTAAAGAGATTGGGGTTACTGTATATAAGTTAGGGAAGAAAGGTTTTGAGGCTATAAAGAAAGCTACAAAACCTAATAAGAAGCCGAAGAAGCCATTAAATAAAGAGAAATTAGGGAAAGCTATAATCGCAGGATCTGCGGTTTCCTCTGTTCCGCTTTCATTTTTAGCCCAGAAGACCGGAGAGATACAGCGAGAAGCACAGAAGCCTGTTGAGAGGCTTGACAAAAAAACGGTGCAACCGAAGATTGAGAAGCTTGACAAAAAAAGAGTGAAACCGAAGCTTGAGAAGATTGCCAAAAAAACGGATAAGAAACCGAAGCTTGAGAAGATTGCCAAAAAAACGGCTAAGAAACCGAAGCTTGAGAAGCCTGCTAAGAAGATAGATAAGGAGCTTAAAGTTATTTTTAAGAATGGGGTTGCCCATGATGCTGATACAGGTAAACCATTATAATGGCTCAAGAATTTAGCGACAACCAGAAGTCGGCAGGGGTTCCAGAGCAGGTAAAGAACGACACGGTTAAGCAAGCGAGTCGTCCTACTAAGTTGGCTAGCGGTGACTTTGTCAAGAAGCCACAGGATAACACCGTAGAGCCTGCGATTGATACCCGCCTGAAAGACCCAGCGAAGCAGGCAGATTTTATGCAATTTCTGTCTGAATCTCTTCAGAGTTCCATAGACAGCCGTGGGTCATGGCAACAGAACTTACAAAAGTGGTACAGGCAATATAAAGGTACTGTAAAAGAAAAAGATTTTCCTTGGGTTGGATGTTCTAACCTCCATATTCCAATCACCGGGATCATAGTTGATACATTAGTGAGTCGGATGATCAATCCGATATTTGGTGTTCAGCCGTTTGTTACGGCTAGAGGGGTGAGCGAGTTGGCTACTAAGCCAATTTCACCCGAGGGGGGGAACGATGCCCCCCCTACGCAATCAGACTACGACAAAGCCCATGATGTTGAGCATATGTTGGACTTTGTTCTTAGCAAGCGCATTCAGGTCTATTCAAAAGTACAAGATTGGATACGTGAATCGTTTATTTATGGGCGTGGGACTGTAAAGATAATTTGGAAAAAGGATATCAGGAAGTACACCCGTAAGCTAAACCAGAGAGAGGTACAGGATGAAGTGTCTCTTATTCAGGAAATGGTTCAGAACGGGAAGGCCACTGCTGACCATTTAGAGTTTTTAGACCAGATGGCTTTTATCTTAGGGAATCATGATTGGTCTAAGCAGCCATTCATTAAGATGGAGCGTGAAGAGATCACGTATGATAATCCCGATTGGGTGTTTATACCTATTGAGGACTTCATTTATCACCCTAGAGCTATAACGATTCAGGAGTCTGCTTGGTGTGCGCATAGGTTCAGGAGAGATTTTGATGAGCTGCTAAAGGCTCAAGACGAGGGGCTGTATACAAATATCGACCAGCTTAATATTGGTGGTAGTGACAGCAGCGAGGAAGGAATATCGACTCACGGTGAGACATTACTCAGTGATGTCCAAACTTTAGAAGAAGGGTTTCAAACTGAATCCGAAGAGCCGATAGAAAGCCTCAACGAGATTGAGCTAATAGAGTTCCACGGTAAATACGATATTGATGGTGATGGTAGAATGGAGGATATTATTGCTACGTTCTCCGCTAGACATCGTGTTTTGTTAGCAGTTAGAGAATCAGATCTGTTACACGGGAAGAAACCATTTGCAGAGATTCGCATCTTCCCTGTACCGGGACGTTTTGAGTCGCAGGGGGTGTGTGAAATAATCACCGACTTGCAACAGGAACTCAATGACATCCACAATATGCGTATCGACAATGGAACGATTACTAACGCTACGATGTTCTGGTATGACCCGAACTCAGATGTCGATCCTGAAATTCATCGTCCCGGCCCCGGTGTGGGATTTCCTGCTGGCCCAAATCAGATTGGGATATTGCAAACTGGAGACGTTAAGTTCTCTTCTTTCCGAGAAGAAGAACTAGTCCGAAGACTTATACAGGATCGTATTGGAGTATCCGATTTTGCCATAGGGAATGACGCTACTGCAGGGCGAAACAAGACGGCTACTGGAGTTAGTGCCATTGTTAATGAGGGTAACCAACGTCTTGAAATGATGTTGCGTAATGTTGCTGTAGGGTTGAACGAGGCTGTATTGCAAACCCTGCAATTGCTGCAACAGTTTGGTTCGGATGAAATGTTCTTCCGGGTTGTTGAGGGTGCTGAAACATCCATGCGGAAAGTTACCGCAAAAGAAATACAGGGTCAGTACGATATAGATATAGCAGCAAATTCAGTAAACACAAATCGTCTCTCTAAGTTGAACGAAATGCAACAACAGATGGAGTTAGCTTTGAGGGCTGGCCCAGAGTATATCAATATAGCTCCATTGGTTAAAGAATTCTTTAGGTTATCAGGTTCTAGGATAGCAGATCAAGTATCCGTGCCAGAGCATGAAGCTGTATTGCGTAGAGCGCAGGGGAACCCTCAATTTTTGCAAGTGTTGTATCAGGAAGTGACCAAGCTAGCAATGGAAGCAGGAATTATTGAAGCTCCTCAAGAGGGAGGCGCAGGACAACAGCCTTCAGCACAGGGAGGCGCAGGGCAACAGCCTTTAGCACCGGGAGATCCAGCAGCTAAGGGTGGTATTGACATACAAGGGTTGATTCAGCAGTTTGGCCCAATGATTCAACAACTACTAGGTGGAATGGGTGGTGGCGAGAAGCCTCCTCAACAGATACCACCACTACGATAGGAGCAGGAGATGGCTTATAAAGGAATTTACGAAGGGGGTAAGATAGTTTATGGCTTGGGGAAAGAATACCTTAAAAAAAGGGCTGCAGCGGAGGCTGCAAAGAACAAGCTTAGTCGGGAAGCTGTAATAAAAGCTCAAAAATCGCAGAAGCCTAAGACCGGCAGTGAGCCAATGACGCAAGCTCAGAAGGACAAGTTGGAGATGAAGAAGTCTCTTGCTGAGAGAGAGCAACGTGTTCAAACTGGTACTCCGAAGAAGGAGACACCAACGCCTAAGAATAAAGGACAGCGTAAGACTGCTAGGGATAAGGCTCAGTTGAAGAAGTCTGCGGCTGAGAGAGCGTATAGGGTTCAACAGATGGGGATTACTAAAGGGAGTAACTAATGCCTGTTTGGTATCTAGTACCAGCCGGTGTGGCAGCTTATAGATTGGCGAGTCATCCTGTTGTTAGAAACTACCTTAGCAAAACTGGTCGAGCCTTGTCTAGTCTTAGCAAAAAATTTAGTAAGTCTACTAAGCCCCCTACGCCTCCTCCGGGGAAGGGCAAGAATATATACAGGGCTACTATGGCAGCAAGCTTTACCCCGGATTCTGATGCGCCGACTAGACAGGTTCCTAAACCCCCTAAGCCGGGGAAGGTCAAGACTGTAGCAGCGACTAGACCGAAAGTTGCCGGGACTAAGAAGAAGAAGCCCAGCAAGCCAAAGGTAATTAAAAGGTGAGTGCATTCAAGAAGTACTTGAGGGTATCTAAGAACCTAGAAGATAAAGAGCTGCATCTTAAAAAACTTGCTGCAGCGTTGGACACTCCGCACTGGAGAGAAATATTAGAGGAAATAGAA